ATGCTATTGTTATAACAAAACTAGAGGAAAGTCTTATGTGGCTCAATAAGAGAACTGCTGATAGAGTTACACGCAATGTAGAAGGCAAACATTCTGCCTAACTACACATAGTCAGGTGGCGGAATGAAGACGCAATAGATGGTTATAGCACTATGGGTAAAAAAGCACCTCAGTTGTGTGGTCCACTATAATGGCAGCCCTTACAGGTTCAAGTCCTGTCCTGACTACAAAAATAAAATTATGAAAAAACAATTTGATATGCACTAGGTAACAAAACCTAAATGCGGTGACAAACAAAGAGTATAGAATCAGACGGATGAATCAATTACATGATTATTGTTTCATCTGCCAAAAAAGAAACGGTAGTTGGTATTATGATTGTTCTCCATCCTTTGTATGCGGTAGACATGGAAGTGGAAAACCCATTCAATGGTGGAAACGTAGAGAGTTTAGAACTTGGAAGTATAATAGAAAAACACAATGGAAATAGTCAGGTGGCGGAATGACGGCACAAAGAGCATACACAGTCAACTAATAGTATGGCCCGATATGGTAAACGCGAAAACGCGACTTAAAAGAGGGAGAGCTTGACCCTCACAAATGGACTGATCACCATTTGTAACCTGTAGGAGTTTCAGCGTGTGTCGCGCAGGTAAACGGAAGCGGTGTGGGTTCGAGTCCCACCCTGACTACGAGGCCAAAGTAACTTAAAGAGAGGGCCAAATGGAGAATCTCGTAAACTATTCTTAGTTATGACGAGTGCGACCGCCGGTAAAGATCTCAGCAAGTGACACACGGGGAGAGACCCGACCAGCCTCGGTGGTGGAATAGGTAGACACGCAAGACTTAAAATCTTGTTCGCTGAAAGCGAGTACGGGTTCGATTCCCGTTTGAGGCACACATATTTATTGGTATAACTCTATATTATGAAAGTAAAGGAAGTTCTAGTTGTCTTACTTGTTATGCTATCAATAGTATTACTTTCTTTGCTGCTTACTACTAAGGCAGATGCTAACGATGATGTTTATAATCAAGTAGAGCTTTCTACTTATAACTATGTTTTAAATGGCACTCAAAACAGTGGTTACGATACAGTGGCTAAGGTCGCGTTAGACGTAGCTGGGATATCAGGAGTTCAAGTGTTTATTCAAGAGCTTTCAGAGTCTGCAAAATCCCAGTTCGATGGTGAACTTAAAGCGCATGTTAGATATTTTAATGGTGAGTTCTATATATTCATATCTGACTTAAGTCATAAAGAAGCGATCGAAGTTATATCTCATGAAGTAGTCCACATTCAGCAGTATTTAAGCGGTGATTTCGTATATGATCAATCTAATGGAGACATGTATTGGAAAGGAGAACTTTACTATCCTGAGAATATTCCATACGAAAGAAGACCTTGGGAAGACGATGCTTTTGACTTGCAGAGCTCCATATCAGATAAGGTCAGCGCTATTCTTTACTAGAAAAATATATTTTTTTTCTATTTGTTTTTTTGGTACATTTACCTAAATAAAAGTTATGACTGATCAATTAGATCTTCCTTATGTACCTATGACGGTATACTATCTTCATTACGAAGACGAAAGATTTGCAGTAAACAATTGGAACGTTTGTAGAGATTATGTCTGCTGTGTTATGGCTAGAACTCAATTAGAAGCATCAGAAAAAGTTAAAGAGATTGCAGCTAATCAACGAGGACATAGATACATTAGAATCATGGGATTCGGTCATGCCAAAGAAGAGTGGGTTAATGAAGAGACTCCACTAGTCTCTGACGAAAGCTATTACACTAATGCTGTTAACGCAGTATTTGAGAGAATCAAAACTAGAAATCTATCAGCTAAAGATATTTATAAAGGACAGGAAAAACAAAACTATCGTTTCGAATGACAACACGACCATCATCAAAGTGGATTCAACCCACAAGATATTACGAAGAATTTTTACACTATTACAATCTAGCCAAACGTCAACAAGAACTCTGTAACTTAGGAGTAGAGAAGCATGCTACGTGCGGAATTCCTGACGATCTTATGTGTCACGTTGAGCTCTATGATGTAGTTGAAAGAAAGTACGCAGGATTCTCACAGATCGTTAACGATGCTTTCTATGGTTGGTCTAAGGATCATCCTTATTGGAAAAAGATGGAGCAGGGATTAAGCTTTAAACAAAGAGAGACTGTAGCCAAGAACTGGACTGGTAAGCAACAAGTGTTCGGTCTTAAAGAGTGGATCTATCTTTTATTATTTCATAGACTTACTGGATCTGGTATCAACTATGCCAAGAAGCCTTCAGGTTACCACAACACTCTTTTGTTTGAGATGCATCAGGCTGATAATATTCCGCAGATGGTAGACATTATCAAAGGAGCATGGCGACCTTTCTACACTTCTGTCGGTTACCAGTTTCCTAGCTTTCCAAAACCTCAAGGCAAGTATAAAAGAGGTGGAGACTATTTCATGTGCGAGTTCTTGCCTCAACTATCAGAAGCAGTGGCAACATTTCTAGAATCAGGACATAAAAAAGATCTTAGAGAACTTGGAGACTTTATGTTTGCTTGGAATAAAGATCATGGTCTTAGAGCATACAAGTTTCAGTACGCGGCATTCATTGCAGACATCGCTGATTGGTTCCCTGATTTTGTGAACAGAGAATCTGTATTCTATTATGGTACAAACGCCAAAGAGTGCATTAGTTACTTAGCTAAGAAGTCTATCAAGATGGACGAAATATCTTTCTTAGATTCTGTTATGCAAAAAGTATACGAAGACACTGGTGGACTCCCATACAACATGGAGGACGTTGCCTGTGACTTTATCAGGTGGGTAGAAAACTACGTAAAACCTGGGTCTGATTACGATCACTTGGACTTTGACCATGTGTGGAACAGCTCTTCTATCAAAGATCATCCATACGGTAGACAAAAAGCAATGCTCGATCTTAATCTTATTCCTTCATTTAATGGAATTAAAGAGCATCCTTCTGATGATAAGATTATCAAGTCTGTGGGTTTATCAGAAGATCAATACAAAGAAAAAGTAAAACTAATTTACAATTTATGATAGCATACAATAATACTTGTCAAGTAGAGTTTAAAGGTAAAAAACCTAAAGACTCTTGGATGAAAGAATGGACTCTAGATCAAAGGATTGATAAGTTCTTTGAATTCTGTAGAGTGTTCGATGATCGTCAAGATCCTCTATTAAAAGAAGAGTATCAAATCTTTTCTCATAGACTTCATTGGCACGAACATCCTTTCTGTGACTTTATGAAGAATGTAACAGACAATCATGAACGCATGTTTCTTACTTTAGTCTTTAGTTTTACTAATGAACACTGGGGAACATTCACTAAACTTTTAAACGAAGGCATCGATGCAACAAGAGAGCACTTTATCGAAAACAGACACGCTAGAAACGATCTTTTCCAGATCTATTATCCTAAGGGAACTAACGTTAAACAATGGATTTTGGATGGGCCCCTTAGAGCAGCTTCTGACTTGCGTGCTTTACTTGATGACGTAGAAGTTAGAGGTCGTAGAAGATATTCAATGATGGAGTTTGCTAAACTGTTAGAAGCTTACTTTAAACAGAATCAAAACTTTAGAAGTCCTTTGTATCCTTGCAAGAACACAGCTCGTTATATTGCTATGGCTTATCCTCACTTAGTAGATCCTGAATCTATCTTATTTGGTGGAACTGGCCACTTCGACGGACTTCATCAAGTATTCGGTGGACAAAACCTAAATGGTAAAGTCAAATATAAGATTAATGAGAATGGAATGTTTTTAGCTGAGAACAAACAAGCAGAAGCCTGGCTTTATCAGATGGATCTTTTAGTCAATCATCCTTCTAACCCAATGACTAGTCAAAAATACTTAAACGTAGAAGACAAAACATGTTTCTTTTGGAAACACATAGCTATATCACATGGAGAAAAAAGACCTACCAAAAACATCCCTTATACTTGGATATTTGATTCTAAATTTAATCTTAGTAATCATCCTGACTTCATGGACAGGATTGTGGAAAGGGAATTGATGTATTAGTAACTTATAGATTTCGATCTATCCAGCAGTCTCAGGAATATCTTGGGACTGTTCTGGCGTCTGGCCTGTATCCTTACGGAACCACTTACCGCTAATGTTCTCATTATATGAATCTACGTGCAATACTTCGTACTTCATTTGGTAATAAACTTCGTAGTAACTCATCTCTTTCTTGGTGAAACAAGGTCTTAAGATCTTTCTTTCGAATCCCTCTTTACCAAGATTTGTGATGTCTTCTAACAAAGTCTTTGAACTTCCGTAATAAGATTGCCAGTTACTTTCTTTTACTTCTTTCTTTTTCTTTGGCACTCTACCTGGTTTTATCCAAGCTTCGATCTCTTTCTTTGTAAGTTTTTTGGTAAGGTTGTTGTGAAGTATTTTTTTACCTACGTAGATTCTTCCATTGTCTTTGTTCTGTATGAGATAGACAAATCCTACGCAGTTTTCTGGGAAATCAGATAACTGTTGCATTTCTTTGTTTTCGTATAACCAATTCATTAAAACTATTTAGTATAAATATTAGCTATCCCACTTTATGACAAAAGTAATGTCTGTGTTAGAAGGAATCGGATATGGAGTAGATAACTTTCCTACGACTAGCAATTCATTTCTATCATTATACAATCCTACTGTTGTTGCGTAAGGTCTAAAGTCTGATCCTGTTATACCGTTTTCATATTGTCCATTAGATCCAGATATAGTTGCACTTGGATTCTGGGTATAATTAAAGTCGTTTTCATTTACATGACACCTAACTTCGTTTTGATAGATCGTGGTTTGAGCTTGGAAAGACATCGTGTATGGAGAGTAGGCTATAGGCATATTACTGTATTAATGCATTTTGATACTCTTCATTTGTTATTACTGCTACTCCTTGAGAATACAAAATATTTCCTATATGAGTATTTTCAGTATATGTAGTAGTAAATAAATAATCTTTTGATGAATATACTACATTAAGTCCTCCAGGAATAGAAGATCCCATTGGGGACGCTGCTATACTAGCTGATATCTGTGTTTGAGTATTATTATATACTTCAATTCCCATAGATCCAGGATTACCCGGATCAGGAATACCTGCATTAGTTACTATATAATTTATAGTATGAGTACCTGCTGTTAAACTAATAGGATATATATTCCAATATTTGTAGTTATTTTGATCAAAAGGTAAATTGAGTACTAAATTATTGTCTATGTAAAGAGATCCATAATTATCACAACCAATTCCAAAATAATATGTACCCGCTGTTACTGTGATATTGAATTTTATAGCAAAATCTCCAAAATAAGTTAATGATTTTGCTGACCAAAGACCAGCATAATTTAATCTACCTGTTTTATTAGCTGTAACGGGATTAGTCCAAAAAGTACCAGCATAAGATCCTCCTGCGCCAGACGTATTCCATTCTAAATTTCCACCAATCCCAGTAGTTTCATATCCAGGATAGTATAATCTAACTCCTGAGGCTGCGTATGAAACATTACTTGATTGTTGTGATCCTGTAGTGTAGGTATCAATTATATTTCCATTACCGTCATCTATTAATCGATATGTGCTTCCTGTAATATTAAAACTTCTTCTAGCTATTTGCTCTCCAAATACAGTTCTAGGAATTTCTATAATTGTTATTTGTGCGCTAGAACTTGTAGGAAAATATCTATAGTCGTTATCAAAAGATCCTGACGCTGCCGTAGATTGCAAAGAATCATTCCAATAACTAGCGCTAGTCAATAAAGATCCTGTTAAATACTCTTGGTAGTACAATTGTTTTACTAACGCATAATTTAGAAATTGTATTCCACTACTAGAGTACGTAGAATTTATCCCACGATTCACTGTAATACCCCTTTGAGAAAACGAAGCACTAGGAATGCTTGTTGGGTATTTAAGTAGAATCGGAGTAGTGGAAACTTCTGAACGTTTTATTGTGTTCTGTCCGCGACTCATTTATTTTACCAATCTAGTTTTACTCTTACTAAAGCTTCTTTTGTGAAGTCTTTTACCAAAGGTTTTGAAAGTTTAGCTACTGCTAAAAGTTCGTTATTATTGTTATACATTCCCACAGTTGTGATATAAGTCTGAGGACTGTTTATGAAATTAGAGTAGATCATTTCTCCAGAAGATCCTGAGATAAACGATGGATTGGTAGAGTAGTTATATCCAGCATTAGGAATTCTTACGAATATATAATCAGAAGATATTGTTTCTTGAGAGTTTAACTGAAAGTTTCCGCTCGCTGATATTGCTTGGAATACAGTTTGTAAATTAGCTATATTTGTAGCAGCTGTTGCTGTAGCAGTCATAGTTATCGCTAAGCCACCTCCACCAACTGGACAAGCTAAAGCTTTAGGATTTAGAACAATCAATCCAACATCTGGAAGGAACAGTCCATAACTACCTGATGCCGTGTATCCTTTAGCGGGAGCTCCTGCTAACAAAGGACTATTTGCAGCTGTACCGTTAGATCCAGAAACTATATTATAAACTCTTCCAGCATCTACGTAAGTTACAGTACTAACGTCATTAGAATTGTTAGTAAGACTTAAACTGTTTGATCCTACTTTAAGTCCTAAATTAAATGTTCCAAGAAACAAACTTTCTTTGTATCTATTTCTATCTATTTGAATTGCGATTAAGTCTATAGAACCAGTATTTCCAGTTCCAAAATTAAAATTAGTCTCAGCGTCTCCAAATATGATATTTCTAAACTGTCCAAAGTTTATCCTTGTTGGACTTATTCCAGGAATAAGAGAGTTAAGTGGTGCTGATCCTGATCCGTAAATATTCCCGTAAGCTATAGAGAATTGAATAGCGGAATTTGTAAGTCCTACGCTATCATTATATACATCTAAGTAATAAGTCTTATCTGCGGTTGATGAAGTAAAAAATGTAGCAAGCGTTGGAATATTTGTACTCCATGCTGGTGCTGTTACTGAGTCTGATGATACTACTAGATCTGTTGGTGCTATTGCTGTAAATGACATCTTTAGTTAATATTATTGGTTAACTTTTACTATTTGAACTGGTACTGAAATCCTTGCTCCTGAGTCACGACCTACGACTACCAATGTTGTGAATAGACTGGTGTTAGTACCAAACAATGTATTAACAGTAGTAGCTGTGATATTGATAGTTGTTCCAATAACAGTTTTACTAACGTTAGTTCCGATTGTTGTAGTAGAGTTTAGAGAAGTCGCTTCAGGCGTATTTATTCCTACTCCATTAAATGTTGCAGTAGTTCTTACATCAGCAATTGTAGCGACATATCCAGAAGCTTCAAAAGTAGAAGTTGCTCCAAGATAATTCAAAGTTTGAGGAGTAATCGATAAAGAAGATCCTTGCTTAAGAACTATGTTAGAGTATCCAACGCTAAGTACTGGAATTTTAGCGGTTCCTCTTGGAAGAGTAATAAGCTTATACTTCATAATCTCTTGATCATCAGGATAAGCTTGAATTATTGGCATAGCTTCAATAGCTTCACCATAAAATGCAGATCCTGAGGGATGATTAGGATTATAGAGCGTATAATCGATTTCATCATCAGACAAAGAGAATTGTGTTATTTGAAAAGAACCGTCGTTTCTTGAAAGAAGTTCTCTGCCTTTCTTTGTTAGAATTGCATCTACGACTACAGATGTGCTACTTAAATATGACATGAGTTAAAAATTGCGTTGTTTATAAATAAATATCTTTGTTTTGACTTTTTAATCTTTATAGTTGATTACGGACTAGGAGGTAATAGATTTTGAGCTCGTAATGCTTTTATTGTATTACCCGCATTTTCTTTCACTGTTGGATCTATGTACTGTGGAAATAACAATCCTTCTTCAACAATAGTAGAATCTTTAGGATTATATCTCAACATAACATTTGTTTCATCAGGAACGTGTTTCCATACAATATATCTACAAGCTCTATATTCAGCTCCAGTTGCCGGATCTATAGGAACTCCAGATCCAGAAGAAAGT